AGATCTCTGCCGGAATTAAAGCGCTTGCAAAATCTCTTAACATCCCAATCCTCGCGCTTTGCCAACTCAACCGCGAGAACACCTCGCGCCAAGACAAGCGACCCACGATGGCGGATCTCCGCGACAGCGGCGCTATCGAACAGGATGCCGGTGCCATCATCCTCTTGCACCGCCCTGAATACTATCAGCAGAACGAGGAAGAGAGCCACGGCATCGAGGAGATCGAGCTGAATGTTGCCAAGAATCGGCACGCCGAGCCTGGAGTGGTGCGCTTCTACTGGAACGGCACGGTCGGGAGAATCTCGCAGATCGCAAGAGAGGATCTGCCGTTTTGAGTTACGCAATCCCGGAAATCAAGGTCGCCGCGTACAACTGGACGGAGCTGCCACACATGACACAAGCCGAGCGTACGCTCTGGCAAGGCCTTGGCTGGTGTTATGAGTGTTACCGCAACGGCGAGGACAAGACAGTTTGCGACAAACAGGCTCAAGAATACATCAGGCTATTTGAAAGGAGAATGAAAGAAGAATGATTGAATCCGTAGACCATCCGCGCCACTATACGCAAGGCGGCATCGAGTGCATCGACGCGATCCGCGCCAGTATGTCACCGAGCGGCTTTGCAGACTACTGCAAGGGGAACATCGTCAAGTATCTGTGGCGCTACCGCGACAAGGGCGGCATTGAGGATCTGAAAAAGGCGCGGTGGTATCTTGATGCGCTCATCAAGCACGCCGAGGAATACGGAACGCCGAGGGAGGACGCAAATGGCTGAATACATCAAACGCGAGGAGGCAATAGAGGCAATAGATAATTCGTTAAAGCGCGTCTTTGTTCACAAGGTGGGCAAAAGCATTATAGATAAAATCCCCGCCGCCGATGTGCGGCCTGTGGTGAGGGGGAAGTGGAATCGAACAGACGCATATCCGCATCGTCTATATTGCTCTGTTTGCTACAAAACGTATTTAAAAAACGATGAACTGTTGGAGCGGTGGGAGTTTCCGCTGAACTTCTGCCCCAACTGCGGGGCTGATATGAGGGAGGAAAGCTGATGTATGACGAACTTGTAAAGCGGCTAAATGTATTTCGGCTGAAAGAAGATGAGTATCAAATCATCCCGGTTTATGTTTCCGAGATAATTGGGGAAGCCGCCGATGCCATTGAGGAACTGATGCGGCGATGCGAACAATTACAGTATATTCCGCCTCCCGCATGGATTCCCGTGACGGAGCGGTTGCCCGAAGAAAACGGAAACTATCTTGTGGCGGTTAAATGCCCAAGAGGAAAGTGGGTTGAAATCTGCGCTTGCGATGGGCGTGATTGGGTATCTGTTGATGAATATGCGGAATATGCCACGAAGTGGGTCACCCATTGGATGCCGCTACCACAGCCGCCGAAGGAGGAATGAGCATGAGCGTATACTGCGCGGCTGTGAATTGCAAATACCACAGCGATACAAACCGCTGCACAGCAAAGCGAATCACGCTATCAAGCCATAGCATTTTAACGTTATGGAACGGCAGACAGGATTTTTGGAAGTGCAAGCAGTACGAAATGTCAGATGAGTACAAAGCGGTTTTTGAGCAAATCGGGCAGGCAGAGGAGGGCGAGTGATGATTGTTTTTAACGGCATGGATTTGATAGGGCTTGCGTTTATGGCTGCGCTTCTTGTTATCTGCGGGATTATCCTCGCGATTGACCGCATAGCCTACGCTGTAAAGAAGCGTCAGCAAAAGCGCATAGATGAAGCGCACAAAGAGGAGGGCGAATGATGAATGACACAACATTTCAAGGAGACGGAAAAGTGGCGTATGTGCCTGTCGTGATTAACGCTAAACCGCAAAAGCAGACAAACGCCGACCGCATCCGTGGCATGAGCGACACAGAACTCGCCCTATGGCTTGCTGCTATGCTTGGCGTTAATCCGTTTGACGGAACAGGCAACGACTACAAAAAGTGGCTCGATTGGCTGAAAGAGGAGGCGAAAGAATGAATTTCTTTCTTGGATTAGGCATCTTCATGGCTGGTGTAATCTACGGCATCTTTTTAATTGCCTTGATAAGCGCAAACAGGGAGGAATAGGCATGGGAGATAAAGTCAATCATCCAAGTCACTACTGCAAGGGCGGCATCGAGTGTATTCAAGCAATTAAGGCAAGTATGACAAAAGAAGCATTCGCTGGCTACTGCAAAGGCAATGTTATGAAGCACATATACCGCTATGAGGGCAAGAACGGAGTTGAGGGCTTGAAAAAGGCTCTTGTATATCTCGGCTGGCTTATCGAAGCGGAGAAAGGCGAATGATAGATTATGACTATACATACTGCTGGTCATACAACAAAAACAAGTGCCCTGCTTCTTGCTTTCGAGCAGAGATAACGGCAGAACTGGAAGCGACGGCTCAACGGCTTCGGTGGTTATCTTGGGCAGACTTCTCCAAAACAGATGAATGCGAAAGGGGTAAAGATGAACTACAAAAAGTGGATAATTGATGACTTGCAAGACCTTGAAAAGTGCGAGTTTGCTCTGGTACAGATGCAGAGCGAGCTACACACGCTGGAAACTGAATTTACAGCTATCAAAGCCACGAACTATGACAAGATACCCATTCATAGCGGTGAGAACACGCAAGAGGAAAAACTGTTAACGGCAATCGCCAAGAAAGCCGAGCTGGAAGCAAACCTCAAAGCGACCTCTTTACACGTGGACGATATGTACCGCATCTTGAAGATGCTACCAGATGATGAACGGCGAATACTTGAAAGAATGTTCATTCATCGTGAGAAATACGCAGCAGATAATCTCGCCGCAGAACTCTGTTATGACACATCAAAAATATACAGACTGAAAAACGCCGCCCTGACACACTTCGCACAGTTAAGATTTGGAACAGGGTACAGACCATAAAGAAAAAGCGGGGCTTCGGCTCCGCTTTTGTCATACTTGTCAAGTTGTCCAGTTGACCACCCTTGCCTTTGGTTATTGATACAAAAGTATGCGAAATGCGTAAAAAGTGTTTACATTACTCAAATTGAGTAATATAATGGTATCAGAAAGAGCAAAGGGGGTGGTAAGAATAAGGGGCAAGCACGAAAAACGCCCCTCGGTTTCCCAAGAGGCGAGAGCCGAGAAGATAAAGTCCATAGCGGTGGAAATCTTCAAGGCGGTTATCGCAGGGCTTATAGCCGAAGCGATAACAGAAATCTTCTTCCGATAGGAAGACAGGGGGTGGGGCTCCACCCACCCTCTGGCCTCTAATATAGATGGTTTGAAGAAGAAAGTCAAGAAGGAGGTCACAATGGTCTACACAGTCAGCTACAAGATGCACCAGTCAAGCGAAGTTCGTAAAATCTCGGTAATAGCAAAAAGCAAGTGGGACGCATACGACAAGGCTTCATTCGGGATTATCCCAGACAAGGAAGACGGCTACCCTTACAGCGTTTGGGTATCGGCAGTCACTTATCAGAACGGCAACTACAAGTTGTTTAACACATTTGAAGGCAAACCAATTTAATGGCTCAAAGAGCAGAAAGGACAACACATGGGTTACTTCGATTTACCAAGAGGCGAGTTCGAGCTAAAACTCAAGCCGAAAAACAGTGATTGCTACTACAAAGAGGAAGGCTGGCAGAGCGTAATGTTCACGGACGGGTTAGACCCACAGACAATAGCGGGTTGTGTGGAGGACTGGTCAAAGAACTATAAAGTGCTGGGCGCACGGTACAACGGTAGGGAAGTCACTATCCCGAAAAAGTACCATTGGGAACTCTGCCACAAGGGAGAATGGCTCGGCAGTTTCAAGACACGCAAAGAAGCGGTCGAGGCTATGCAGAAGCGCAAAGCCGAGTGGAGAAAAGATAAGACCGTCAAAGTGGGGCTTCCGCAGTTCGTAGTAGATTAACACACCGTCTGGGCTATCGGACGCATACGGGCAGAAAGGGCAAACAGATGATTAGATACACAGATGAAGCGAGAGAGAGCACCATCAATCACATCTACGAACTCATTCAGAAGATTGGTAGTGTATCTGGCGACCAGCTCAACTACACAGACGCAACGGCAGTTATCCACTATCTTGCAGAGTTCAAAGACCTTATCGAGAAAGAGCATATAAATAAGAAGCCAGCATACAGAGATTATATTCAGCAAAAGCGAGCCTATTGGATAGGTCAGAAAGTGGTCTATGAGGGAACAATCTACACAGTCGTAGGAGTAGACTACAACGGCGCACTTCTTATTGACAAGCCAGCACGGTTTACAGGTACAACGGCGGTAGATGAGCTCATGGTGGAGAGAGCAAGATGAAATACGAAGCAAAGTATTGGCTAAGCAAAAGTCAGTATCTGGCAGTACTGGATAAGGCTCTGGTCATAGTCACGGTAGATAAAGACGGCAAGCCCATACGCTGGGCTATCTTCGAGAAGTAAACACAAGCTGGCCTAACGGCTATACGGGGAGAAAGGACAAAGAGTGAAAGTCATAGTTTGGTTTGTAATCTTCGTCATCGTCTGGGTGTTTCTGGACTACGTGATGAAAGGAGAGAAGAAATGAAAAAGAGATCTCTTTCCGAAAACGCCAAGAAAGCCATCAAGCGGCTAAAGAATGAAACGCCCCTCGAAACTGTTCTTGATGTGTACGAGGACAGCCAGTTTGTAGAGGTAGTCGGCAGAGCTGGCGGCGACACACTTACATTCCGTGTTTACGCCAACGGGAACATCTACGAGAGGTAACAGTATGGCAGTACGGAACTTTTGGATTGCGGCAGATATAGACGGACGGCAGACCATGTTGGAGGGCGGCCCACGCAATAAGGAGGGCGGTATGGGCATCACGGTCTACCAGCGCAAAGAAGGCTGTATTGAGCGAGCCGTAACGGTATCTTGCTGGGAAGCAGACGGAGAACTCATAACCTCTGTCACAATCGACGGGGCGTGGGTAGGCGAGTATAGGACAAAGCGATGAAATACTATCACATGGTCATAGCGAGAGAAGCCGCAGAACGCATGGGCGACAAGTCCACGAGAAAGCTATACACGAGCCGCAAGCAGGGCAGTCACCCAGACGGCTGGATATGTTTAGGCGTGTGCGGCTACTTTGAGAAGAAGGAGAAGAAAGATGCTGACAGAAAAGCAGAAGACAATATGTGAGAAGTATTCCACACGCGATAGCAATGGGAAGGTGGGCTGTTTCAAGTGCCCGTTAGTAATAAGTCACCGAGAACTAATGTGCCGAGGAAACGCACACTATGACCGCCATAAGCGAGAATGGGTATTTGATTAAGGAGGAAGAAAATGTTTCCATCACAAGTTGCAGTAAATAGCATCAAGAAAAGCTACCCACAGGGGGCAAGGGTTGAGTGCCTATTTATGAATGACCCTTGGAGTCCTGCCCCGTCTGGCACCAAAGGCACGGTCGAGTGCGTAGATGATATTGGCACCGTTCACGTCAGATGGGATAACGGCCAGCGCATCGGCGCTGTGCTTGGAGAGGATAGCATAAGGCGCTGTGACAGCTAATAGTTTTATGAGCCAGCAACAGCTTGGCAAGATTTATAGCAATATCTGCAAAAAGGAGGTATTCATACACACACAGACTGTCAAAGAGAGCGGAACGCAGATAACACTTCAACTGGCAGGGAGGTATATAGACAAGAAGAAAGCAGACCTTATATGGCACGGCAATGACTATTTAGTCAGCTTCAACGTAGACTATAAAGGCAAAATAGGCATTGGTGGCTTCGGCTGGGCTATGGACATATTCGATGTGTTCAAAACATGGGACAGCTTCAAGGGCTTCCTAAACAAACACATGAATAAGTTCGACGGCTATGATGAAGAACAGTACGGTCAGTTATGCCTATTTTGAAAAAAAGTTGACAGGAAAATCCACGCATAATGTGGTATAATACGAGCATGGAAAGCTGTCCGAAAGGGCGGCTTTTCTTTTTGCTGTGGTAGAGCGGGACGCTATGCAACGGGCCTCGGCATAGTGTTCTCTCCCCATAAGGCGTGAGATAACAGCCTTTGAGCTGTGGGGAAAACCAGCGGTTGGTGGGGACTGCTGTTATTTGCTGGACAGGAGGCTCGTGTAAAGGAGGCCATAGTGAAAGAATACGTTACACTACCCATCGAGAGCGTTATCCCTTATGAGCGCAACCCTCGAAACAATGACCAAGCCGTAGACGCAGTTGCCGAAAGCATACGGCAAGTTGGTTACAGAGCCAAAATCATTGTAGATGAGAACAATGTCATCATCGCTGGGCATACCAGATTGAAGGCATTGAAAAAGCTGGGCTGGAAAGAGGTCGAAGTTCAGAGAGAACTGGATATGACCGAAGAGCAGAAGCGCAAGTACAGACTCCTTGACAACAAAGTGGGCGAGATTGCCACGTGGAACTTGGAGCTGTTGGACTGGGAGTTGGAAGACCTTGACTTCGAGGGCTTTGACTTCGGCTTTGAGGACTTGGACATTGACGAGCCAGATATGCCAGAAGAGGAAGATGATAAGTACACAAACGTTGTCAACATTCCGCAGTACGAGCCAAGTAATGAGTGCCCCAAGATTGATGACCTCGTAGACACGAAGAAATACAACGAACTGATGAAGGAGATTGTTGCGGCAGACTTGCCCGATGACATTGACCTCTTCTTGAAGTTCGCCGCCGCAAGGCATATCGGCTTCAACTACAAGCGTATCGCAGACTTCTATGCACACCAGAGCGCAGACATTCAGAAGCTTATGGAGAACTCGGCACTCGTCATCATTGATGTAGATGACGCAATCAAAAACGGCTTCACGGAATTAACGAAACGGCTTGACGAGATTGAGGCAAGTGACGATGAGAAGTGATTTTGCCGTACTGATATTGAGCCATGGTCGTGCAGACCGTGTGATAACTGTTCCAACACTACGGAAATGCGGTTACACTGGTCAGATATATATAATCATTGACGACCAAGATAACGATGAGGACGAGTATTACAAGCGTTATGGCGAGAACGTAATCAAGTTCTGCAAGAATGAAGAAGCAGAAATATCTGATGTTATGGATATGGACACGGATATGCGCATCGTCTTGTATGCAAGAAATGTATGCCACAAGGTTGCCAAAGACCTTGGGCTGAAATACTTCCTCGAACTCGATGACGATTACAGCGAGTTCCGCTTCCGCAAAGAAGCCAACGGCATACTGACGAGCGTACACATGAGCCATCTTGATGATGTTTTTGATGCCATGATTGACTTCCTCGAAGTAAGCGGAGCGGTCACGGTAGCGATGGCGCAGAGCGGTGACTTCATCGGCGGGACTGGCAGTTCGGTATGGAAGAAGCAACTGGCACGAAAAGCCATGAACAGCTTCTTCTGCAAGACAGACAGGCCGTTCAAGTTCCTCGGCAGAATAAATGAAGATGTTAACGCCTACACGCTGTTGAGTTCACAAGGCAAGCTGTTCTTCACGGTAGCAAGAACTACACTCAACCAGATGCCGACACAATCAAACGCAAAGGGCTTGACTGATGTGTACCTCAAATATGGTACATACGTTAAGTCCTTTTATACGGTTATGTGTATGCCGTCTGCGGCAAAGGTACAGATATTAAACACTTCCCACAAGCGAGTGCATCATAAAATCCTCTGGGACAGATGTACGCCTCAAATCATAAGCGACAAGTACAGAAAGAATGGATAATGCCTTTTACTACACGGCAAAGTGGAAAAGGTTGAGGGCTTCCATACTCCGCAGGGACGGCTATCAATGCCAGTTGTCGAAGCGGTACGGCAAAACAATTCCAGCAGAGGTTGTTCATCACATCTTCCCTCGTGAGCAATATCCGCAATATCAATGGGCTCCTTGGAACTTGATAAGCATATCAAAAGAGGAACACAATTCCCTACACGACAGAGTGACAGACAGACTGACCGAAAAGGGAATGGAGCTGTTAAAGCGCACGGCAGAGAAACAGAGGCTTGGAGTGGTACAGACATTTACAAAGGTGCTTGTGATAGGTTTAGCTGGAACTGGCAAGACCACATACGTGAAAGACCACATCACGGATAAAACTCTTGTTTACGATTTAGATGCCATAGCGTCAGCCTTTCGTCTGAAAGCACCGCACGAAGAATACCACGACGGCGCAAGGAAGATGGCGAATGACCTCTTGCTCGGCTTTGTAAACAACGCAAGCGATTACTGTGATACGGTATATATCATTCGCACAGCACCAAGCATTGAAGAACTGGAAGACATCAATCCAGACCGCCTTGTAGTTTGCACTCACCAATATATTCAACGGCAGTCAGATGAAAATGCTCCCGAACGTATTCAGCAAATAATTTCCTACTGCACAGAGCATCATATTCCCATCATCACTCCCCCCGTCTCGCTTGATTAGCTCTTATGTCGTAGAACA